GTAAAATTGCAGATATTTGATGAACCTAGTCCTTTAAGTAATTTAGATATACATGATATAAATCCACCCGATATACATTTAAATACTGATTTATTGTTAGATGATATTGAAATTTTAACATAAAAGGTTTGCGTTAAATAAAAAATAAGAAATTAAAAATATACTTTAATGGAAAATATATTTTTAATTGCTGGAATTGTTTCCGTCATATTTTTAATCGTAAAATTTATAGAAATGCGTTTTATTGAAAAAGAAAATAAACCGTTAAAATTTTTAATAAGAGACTCTTTAATTGTTTATATAAGTGTAATTTCTGGTTTTTTTATAATAAATCAGGTAGAACCAATAGTAGAAGGTTCTAAAATTTCTAGTCCAGTTGTTTTTACGGATCATCCTTCTTTTTAACGCCCTGACCATACTTTTACAACTATTTTAATAATTTTTTTTTTATTAAAATGCTCTTCATATTGATCGTATGTATATCCCCAATTTCCTACATACATAATGTTACCTAAAATTGATTTATAATTTAGTAATGACGGATGTTCTACAGAAAATAGTAATCCCATTAATCTTTCTAAGGCACATCTATCTGTTTTTGTTTTTATAAGATTTACTAAGTTAGTAAATGCATATTTATTTTCTAATGAAACAAGAAAAGAATGACTAATATAAGCTTGTGCTCCAAAACAACATATAAAATCTTTCGTTACAGGCATTCCTAACATATTTGTATTATTTTCAGTAAGTAATTTTGTTAATTTATAATTATTTTTTAATCCAGAAGATATTCTTAAAATATTATGTATATTTTCTTTATCGTAATTAAAATGCCATAAAGGAACGACCGGTTCTGTTATTTTATGGAATAATATTTTTTTATGAATAAATACACTGTCGTGTAAAATAACGGCATGATCAAACCATTTATATTTCAAAAAGTAAATAAATGGCAATAATTCTCCTCTTCCAGGATATTCAGATTGTATAATTTCTACATTTTTGTAATTGTAGTCTGCTTTAATAAATTCTTGTTTACTATTATCATCGATTATAATAATTTTTTTTAAAGGATACAATATTCTTAATAGCTTAACGCTATGATTCCAATATTTATTCGTTTGTATAGAGTGTACATATCTAGTAATTACAAATCCAAAACTCATTACTATAATAAAACATAAAAATATTTCATATTTATTTCATCTTATTTATTTTTGATTGTTTTATTAAAAATTTTGTATATCCATGATTATTGCATCTTTTGGAATTGAATTTTTTTGTATTATATATTTTTTAAATTCTTCACGTTCTAATTGAGCTAAAGGAGTGTGATTATGAACATGTCTAGAAATCATTTTATAGAGTTTAAAATCAGGATATCTTTCTAATCCATTATTTTTATATAAAACATTAATTCCATTATCATCTAAACACCATTCTACAATTATTTTTACAACCGGATCATTTTTTTCCAATTGTTTTATATTATTAATATCATCTACAATGTAATCAAAAATAGAACAAGCCAAACGACATAAATCAAAACTAAAATTTGGTTCAAGTCTAGGTTTTTTATCATTAAAATACGGTTCTGTATTATATTGTGTCGATGCATCTCCTCCATTTTGAAAACTATCGCTAAAAAATAGTTTATTATCAAATTTATAAATGGCTCTTCCAAAATCAATAATTTTATATATTCTTCCAAAGGTAGGAACCTTATAATATTTTTTTTTGTAAACATAATAAATATGTTTAATATTTGTTTTGTTAAACATAATATTATTTGTATGTAAATCATTATGTGTAAAAGAAAATAAGGTTTGATAGGTTATTAAAATCATAATAATTTGCATAAATGCAGAAAACCATTCTTCTGTTGATATATCATGATTTATAATAAGGTCATCAAACGTTTGATCACATTTTTCCATACAAATAACTTGCACCGGAAACTGCGGTATTATTAATTCTATCTTTTCTTCCTCTTCTTCCTCTTCTTTTGAAGTACAATCATCTAATTCACTATCATCTGTTACTTGTCCCGAACAAACCGAATCAGTAAGACTATCATCATCTAGCTCATCATTCGTATGAGTATGTGATGTTCTTGAAGAACAGCTAGAACCTGATTTTAATGTTGTTTGCTTATCATCTACCGAAATAGAATTAGACTGATCGGTAATATCTACTAAATCAATTGGAAGACCTTCTATATGTTTGTTATTTTCAAAAATATTTTCAAAAAAGTCGCTATGAATAGATTTAATAGATAAATTTTTATTTGAATTATTAAAAATTGTTATCGGTACTAATGCATTTTCGGTATCATCTGAAATTAAATGGGAATAATCTTCTATTTTAAAAAGTATGTTTTTTTGTTTATTAAAAAAATCTGATTTTATTAAATAATCTAAATCATCTATTACATTTATAGTAAAATTATTTTTTAAAGCCAAAAAGGATCCATAATAATCAATTCCGTGTATAAATCGTTTAGTATTTAATAATAAACTAGTTAAAAATACGAAAAATCCATCTACATAAGAAGAATTATTTATATTTAAAATTTTAGGATGAACCATATGATTATCTAAAGAAGGTAAAAGAAATAAATTTTCATCGTTATGATTATATTTTCCCACCACATATTTACATGGATCTAACAATGGAGCCATTTTAAAAAAAACTTTTTGTGTTATTTCACTATCTATATCATTATATAATTTGCATGTATAGATACATTCATTTTGTTCGTCTCTATTTTTTATTTCGCTAATATTCCATAAATGATTTAAATTTATGGAATTAAAATTTGTAGTATTCAATGAAAAAAAATTTTTGTATATAGGAATATAATTTTGCAAATTTGATAATTGAATACCTTTGTGATTTTGCATATTACTAAACAACTGTGTGTTTTTTCTCTTTTTATAATTAAGAGTAACTGTCATTAGCTATTTAATATAAAATTAATAACTGTTTTTAACTTATTTACTAAACATTTATAAAATCTCGTATTTTATATTATTTTATTGTTTCTTAATTATATATGAATTTAGAATTAAAAAAATTTGATATGAAAAGTATTTCCTTCAAACCAAATGAAACTAAAGGTCCGGTTGTTGTTTTAATTGGTCGCCGTGATACTGGAAAATCTTTTTTGGTAAGAGATTTATTATTTTATCACCAAGATATTCCTATAGGAACGGTTATTTCCGGAACAGAAGAAGGTAATGGATTTTACGGAAAATTGGTGCCTAAACTATTTATTCACAATGAGTACAACACCGTAATCATTGAAAATATTTTAAAACGGCAGAGACAAGTTCTTAAACAAATCAAAAAAGAAATGGAAACATTTAAAAAAAGTACCATCGACCCTCGCACATTTGCGATTTTAGATGATTGTTTATATGACGCTACATGGGCTAGAGATAAGTTAATGCGGCTATTATTTATGAACGGGAGACATTGGAAGATCATGTTAATCATCACAATGCAATATCCACTTGGTATTCCGCCTACACTCCGAACCAATATCGATTATGTATTTATTTTAAGAGAACCATATATTGCCAATCGAAAACGTATCTACGAGAATTATGCAGGAATGTTTCCCACGTTTGAATCCTTTTGTCAGGTCATGGATCAGTGTACCGAAAATTACGAATGTTTAGTCATTAATAATAATTCAAAATCGAACAAATTACAAGACCAAGTTTTTTGGTACAAGGCGGATAGTCATAACGATTTCAAATTAGGTTCCAAAGAATTCTGGGAGATGTCAAAACACTTACAATCGGACGACGAAGATGAACAATATGACCCGAACAATGTGAAAAAACGAGGTCAAGGACCAAAAATAAGCGTTAAAAAGAGTAAATGGTAGAAGTTGCTTTTATAAATCTTGGTTTTATATAATAAATCAAATAAACTACTTAAATAGTATATTATAATAAATAATAAGATGCCAGAGTTGAATATCGTAGAACTTATCGAAAAAAATCCCATCACAAAGCTTTCATACACATATAATAGTAAATTATTGAATAAAATTAAAGAAAATTTTACTGGATTTGAGCAACAATTATTTATTAGTAGCTTTTATTGTTACTTAAATTATGATAAAAACATGGATTTTGTAATTGAATTAGATAGAATATGGGAATGGTTAGGATTTACACAAAAAGTCAGTGCATTTCGTGTATTAGAAAAACATTTTAAATTAGATATAGATTATAAAACCGCTTTACAATTTGGTAAAGCAAGTTTAGAAGAAGAAAATATTGCTTTCCCAGATGGGAAAGCAGTTTTGGCTAAGAAAAATGGTGGTCATAATATTAAAAAAATATTTTTAACAATAAAATGTTTCAAGTCGTTATGTTTAAAAGCACAGACGAAAAAAGCGTCTGAAATTCATGAGTATTATATGAAATTAGAAGAAGTATTGCAAGAAATTGTAGAAGAAGAAACAGATGAATTAAAACTACAACTAGAACAAAAGGAAAGTATTATTTTAGAAATTAAAGAAACTTCTGAAAAAGAAAAAGAAAATCTAATAAAAAAATCTAATAAAGAAAAACAAAAAGCAGTAGAACAAGTAATTATTAATCAATTTCCCGTAAATACAGAATGCATTTATTTTGGTACAATTGATAATAAAAATGAATCAGGAGAAAAACTGATTAAATTTGGACATACAAATGATTTATCCACCCGAATATTAGACCATCGTAAAAAATATGATAATTTTGTTTTAGTGAATGCGTTTCGTGTTCAAAATAAAGTAGAGATAGAAAATTTAATCAAAAATTATCCAAAAATTAAAAGACAAATACGTAATATAGAAATTAACGGGAAAAATAAGACTGAAATCATTGCTTATGATTCCACTAATTTTACCATTGAAAAACTGTCCAAGCATATCAAAGATATTATTCATTCCAAAACATATAGTATAGATAATTTTAACAGAATCATAAAAGAAAACGAAGAATTTGCAAATGAAAACAAAAAATTAAAAGAACAATTAAAATCTCATGAACTTTTACTAGAAAAACAAGCAATTGAATTAAATGAATTTAGAGAGAAAATAGAAAATCAACAAAAAGTAATTGAAACAGTGAAGATCGATAATCAATCTGTTTATCAAAATGTCTTATTACCAGAAGATGACGTTAATAAAAAATTTAATGAATTTGTAAATAGTATTTGCATTATTCGACCAGACGTAGAAGAACTATCTGTAAATTTAGAAGGACGTTATCGTTTATGGTCGCAAGTGAAACCTACAAAAGAAATGTTTCATTCTCTTAAAAATTATTTAGATACAAGATTCAAACCAAAACGAATTCAAAGAAACCATGGATACTTAGGAATAAAACTAAAACCGGTAGAATACAAAAAACAAGAAAATTCTACGGTTGAAACATTTATATTTCAAATATGTAAATT